CAACACGCAATTGGGTGTATCGTAAGCTAGTCAAGCCTCTGCACGACTATAATCGGGGCATTATGAACCCTGATCTGCTCGTTGATACTGATACGCAGCTACCGATGATTGAATTGTTTGAGGGTAGCACGTATGAGAACAAGGATAACTTGCCAGAGGACTTCATCAAGACGCTTGAGGGTACGTACAGTGGGCAGATGAGAACTCGGTTCCTCATGGGTGAGTGGGGAGCCTTTGAAGGTCTTGTCTATCCGCAGTATCACAGTGAAGCACACTTGTTAGACAAGCAGGTGATGCTCGATTACCTCAGTGACTTGGTGAATACCGGGTTTGCACCTACCATTCTGGAGGCATACGATCATGGTATCGCTAAACCAGCATGTTACGCTCTTTCCTTTGCTGACCACGCCGGAAATGTATTCGAGCTGGACGGATTTTATGAGAAAGAGCAAACGATTGAGTGGCTTGCACAGAGAATTAAGGAAGCGCGCAGGCGGTTGTGCAACCTTCTTAGCTTCGCTGATGACGACTTCTCACCAATTCTGGCTGACCCCTCTATCTTTAGAAGAACTAGTGGCAACTCACGATCCGTTGGCGTTACGGTGGCTGGTCTTTTCAGAGAACACGACATCTTGATGACACGCGCCAACAACGATATCGTGAGTGGCATTGCTAAGGTACAATCGTATCTAGAGATTGATGGAACTCACAGACATCCAATCACTGGTGCACTTGGCTCTCCTCGCATCTTCTTCAATCGTGAACTGACTTGGAATGATAGTGAGTTCGTTGATTACTACTGGAAGAAGGACACTGGTGGACAGCCACTAGATGAGCCAAACGACAAGAACGATCACGCAATGGACAAGACTAAGTACTTGCTCACTCACAGACCACGAATTGCTAAGTTCGTGAAGCGTGAACGCAAGCTACCATCTCGATACATGCGTTGGCAAGAAGTAGAAACACAAGCCAAGAACTCACGGAGCCACAGACATGCCGCCTGAGATTGTTGATCCAGTAATTGAACGCTCCTTTGAGAAGGCTGGTGCTGGACGCAAGACACAGCAACCTGAGAACGTGCCACTGTATCGTGTTGTTGGTGACAGCAAGATACCAGTGAGCCGTGCTGCTGGTGAACTGTGGGCTTCTCGTAAAGAGCAAGGCTTGCATGGGCGCAGTGACATGGAAGCGAATTGGGATGAGGCCATTCGCTACTATGACAACGACCAGACGCAGTACAGGACGCAGGAGGAAGCACGTGCTGGCAACAGGGCATCACGACGACTGAACAATGCTTGGTCTGAGACAGAGAATGTGGTGTTCGCCAATTGCTCTATCATGGTTCCTATGCTTTATGCAAAGAACCCACATGTTGAGTTCACCTCTGAGACTGATCAGGGTAAAGAGCGTGCCAAGTGTCTTGAACGTCTGCTTAACAAGCTACTGTCACAGAAGAATGCTCCTGGCTTGAACTTCAAGGGCATCGCTCGTCGTATGGTGCTGACTGCACTGTTGACCAATGCAGCCATTGTAAAGATTGGTTGGACCAAGAAGGTTGATAGCAGTGAAGAAGCTATTGCAGAGTTGCAGCAGCTATCTGTTGAGCTTGAAGAGGCTAAGACTAAGAAGGAAATACTCGAAGTTGAGGGCAAGATTAAGGCTCTCGAAGAACGCATTTCCCTCCTTTCGCCTTCTGGTCCTTGGGCTCGCAATCTACTGCCTCATCGTTTGGTTGCTGATCCTACTGGCACAAAGCCTGACTTCAGTGATAGTGGATGGTTGATGGAGTGGGACTATCTACCCACTGAATACATCAATGCTGTCTATGCTACCAAGCATGGCGAAGAGTTCCGCTCCACTTATGAGCCTACTCACATCTTGAAAGCTGGCACTACTACGCAGTCCGTTGATGACACAGTGAACAACTTCTCACTGCTCAATCAGGACAAGATGGATGCAGCATCGCATGGTTACAGTAATGTCCGTGCGTTTCAGGCTGCACAGTACACGAAAGTGTGGTATGTTTGGGATAAGACGACCCGTCGCGTGCTCATGTTCGCAGACAATAATTGGAAGTGGCCGCTTTGGGTATGGGATGATCCTCTACGCCTACCGCGTTTCTTTCCATACTTCCGGTTGTGGTTTCATGAAGCTGTCAATTCGCAGTCTCCAAAGGGAGAAGTCAGCTACTACCTTGATCAGCAAGATGCCATTAACGAGATTGCTGACGAGATTAGGCGTGGTAGGCAATGGGCAAAGCGAAATGTTCTGTACAATAAGAACTCCATTGCACAGGAAGATGTCGAGCAAGTTCTTAGAGGAGATGATGGAACTGCCCGAGGAGTTGATATTCCCGAGGGAACTAAACTACAGGATCACATCTTTTCCTTCGTTCCTCCTGCATTGAACATGCCTGAGTTCTTTAATCCAGAGACTAAGTTCGCTGCGATTAACAGGATTACAGGTATCAATGATGCAATGCGTGGTGCACAGTTCAAGACTAACACCACGAACAAGGCAGTGGATGCTTACCAACAGAATACTGACATTCGTGTTGATGAGCGCACTGATCTGATAGAGGATGTGATTGGAGATATTGCATGGAACATTGCTTGCCTCTGTATGATGAATTGGGAAGCGAATGACATCGCACCGATCGTTGGTCCAGAGTTGGCGCAAGCGTGGGTTAAGGTCAATGATCCGCGAGAGTTTGAGACGCAGTTCAATGCACGTGTTGAAGGTGGTAGTATTGCCAAACCGAACTCACGTGAGAAGAAACAACAGGCGCTCGAACTCGCACAGATAATGGGACAGTTCGCTAATGCTGCTCCTGCTATCATCATTGTGATGATGAAGATGATCGAGAATGCATTTGATGAAGTCGTGATCGACGATGCTGACTGGCAGATGATCATGCAAACAATGATGGCTTCATTGCAGAAGGCGGGTGGTGGCCCCGGTGAAGGTGGTAATCCTGAAGAGCAAGGACCAACACCGCCAGCTAGTGATGAAGAGTTGATGGCACAAGTTAAGGAGCGTATTGCACAGCTACCTACAGCAGCACAAGCGAAGCTCCAAGAGATGGTGCAAAGTGGAATGCCTCCCGCTGAAGCACTAGAACAGATTGAGGCAGAACTGCAACCCCAGGCATGATAATGCTTGAGAATGAGGACAGAGTAGAATGGCAATTCCTACAAATACTGGAAACGGAAACGACAATTTTTCGTTTAGTGATGCAATGTCGAACGGACAGAGCAATGATGCGGGCAATGCTAGTGGCTTGGAGAGCGACCCCGTATTTGCCAAACATCTCGATATTGCAATAGAGGCTCAGGATGGAAAGAAGGAACCCGCACCGAACACTGCGCCTGAAGGTGGAGAGCCGAAGTCCAAGGAGGGTGATCAGCAAGCCACAGGAGACGCTAAAGATAGCAAGAGCGGTGATGGCAACCGTCCTGCACAACAGCAGCCTGAGCAAAAAGGAAAGAAAGAAGAGGGGCAAGCTCCTGGTCCCAAAGATTTGAAGTTGCCTGACGGCACTGTAATCAAGGGAGGAAGTGAAAGGCGCTTCTATGAGCAGCGTGAACTTGCTAGACAACAGTTGCAGGCTCGCACCAATGAACTAGATCAGGTTCGTGGTGAGGTCACCCGACTGAATAGTGAACTTGATGCAATGCGTCAGGCTGTACAGTCTGTGAATGGACTGCCACCGCAGGAAGTTGCACTTGGTGTGCGTATTCTCAGTGATCTCAAACGAGACCCTGTTGGCGCACTGAAGAAACTGCTTGCAGAAGCGGTCTCACAAGGGCATACTATAGAGGGCATTGGCTCTGGCGTGGACCAGTTGGCGCTGCAACGGATGCTAGATGAACGTCTAGGTTCGCAGCAACAACCACAACAGATCAGTGAACAGGAAGCAATTGCAGAAGCACAACGAGAAGCTACTGCGTTCTTCACTGCTCATCCTGATGCTCGTACCCATGAGCCTCTTTTGGCGCGTGTGTTGAATGACCATCCCCATCTTTCTCTGGAAGATGCGTATTACCAATCGAAGAACTGGTTCATTGAGAACGGTTACGATTGGTCCCAGCCTCTGCAAGCGCAACAGGCTGCGTCAAACAACAACACGCAACAGCAGCCACAGAACAAAGCACCGCTACCGAATGGTGGCAATGTAGCAAGTAACAATGCACCCGTTGTGAAAGCATCTGAGGTTCCTGTCGCACACGAAGATACCAGCATGGACGAGATCATTAAAGCGGCCATGAGGGAAAACGGTCTTAATGTGTAAGGAGGTATAAGTGGCACTCGCGACAGTTATCAATGCAACTCTGCAAAGGTCGCGTCGTAAACTTATCATGGCGTCAATGCGGAGCAACGCGTTGATGGCTTGGGCGTTTGCGAACGACAAGGTAGAGTACGAGGACGGAGGCTACGAGATTAGCAATCCGTTGACCGTTGGGCGCAATCCCAACGTCACTTCGTATGAATACTACGATCAGTTGCCTGTGGCACAGACCAATGAGTTCACTACGGTGCGCTACTATTGGTCGCGTGTTGCCGGTACTGTCATCATCTCCGATCAGGAAGAAGATGAGAACCGTGGTGAGAGTGCGATCTTCAAGCTGCTCAAGGCGAAGATGGACATACTCGAAGAGAGCATTAAGGAGAAGTTCTCCGAATATCTCTATGCCGCTGGTGGTGGTACTGATCCTTTGGGTCTTGCCTCTCTCATCCCCGATGATCCCACTACGGGTACGCTCGGTGGCATCTCTCGCGCTGCTGAAAGTCAGTGGAGAACTTCGTCTTACAACTTTGCCGGTGCGCTGAACTCCAGCAACATCGAAGAAGCGTTTGACGATGTTCTGCTCGACCTTTCGCTCAAGAGTGATAAGCCCGATCTTATCCTTGTTGGTCGCAACATCTATCGTCTGTACCGTGCGGCGGTCCGTGCTAAGGTTGTGTTCAATCTTAGTGAGACTTCCAACGGCAAGCGTATGATGGACCTTGGCTTCACTGGCATCTCGCATCAGGGTATTCCTATCCTGTACGATGAAGATTGCCCGGTGAACAAGGCGTACTTCATCAACTCGAAGTACTTGCGTGTGCACATCCTGCGTCACGTGAACATGAAGGTGAAGAACCTTTCTGCTCCGTGGGATACCGATGCTTCTGGCTCGCGTATCGTTTGGCAGGGACAGCTTGCACTGTGGAGGGCTTATCGTACCCACGGTGTTATCAACAACTAATAGCCATAGGAGGACAATATGGCTCAACGCAAAATCCGTGCCCGCTACAAAGTGGTTGGTCCCCGCAAGGAACTAGTCACTTACACTAAGGCTGTAATGGTGAGGGATGAACTCCAAGAGGGTAAAGTCCACACTATGGAATTGCAGCCTGTCACTGAGGAGATGGAAACCTTCATGGTTCTGTTTCCACAGGGACACAGTATTCGTGTTACTTCTCGGAGGAAGCTCGAAGAACTCGGCTACCACTTGAAGCCACGAATGGTGGACATGGAGACTGGCGATGTTGTTGATATTGGCGGTTCTCCGTATGACTTCGATGATATGAGCGGCCCTGAGCCTGACATACTCATTGATGAAGATATTCGGCCCGCTAACAAACGACGTACTGCTGACGCAAATGTGAGTTAATCGACAAGGATAGGAGTAATTAGAAATGGTACAACGTGTTGCACAGTTCCGCAGCCGTAGGTACAGCACCTACGTTCCTGCGTGTGCTTATGCAGCAGATGTTATCCACGGTGCGGCGTATGAGGTTGACTTTCTCACCCCCATTGCTGCCGTCGCTACGGGTATCCTCAATGCTGTTGCTGGTACTAGCGGCACTGCGATGACCACCTTTGGTACTGACACTGCGGACGCTCCATTTGGGCGTAACGTTACTGTCGGTGCTGGTGGCAATCATACTGTCGTTGGTAAGGACTATCTCGGACAGGCAATGACTGAGGTTATTGCTGCTTCGGGCACTGGTAACAAGGCGTTCAAGTGGATCGACAGTATCACCCCCGCCTTTACTGGCAACGTGAGTGCTGGCTTCGGTTCCAAGCTCGGCTTGCCTTATCGCATGTCTAACGTCATGGAAGAGACTGCTAACGGTGCGGAAGCTACTGTTGGTACGTTTGTTGCTGGCGTTCTCACTGACCCGCAGACTAGCACTACGGGTGATCCGCGTGGTACTTACACACCGAGTACCACGTTGAACGGTTCCAACCGTATCCTTGCCAAGTTCTTGCCGTATAACGTGCTGAACACTAATGGCAATGGTGGGCTGTACGGTATCGCACACGCCTAAGAGCTACCTAGCAATAGGTGGTGTGGGGAGTGTGGTGCTTGTCCTCCACTGCACTCCCCATTACTGGAGGATGACACGTGATCAAGACTAAGCAAGCGTTGATTACAGATGTAGAGCGTGAGCTTAGTCAATCCGCTGGTCCCGGTGTACAGATTTATGCACAGGACATCATCGCTGGTAAGATTGAACAAGCATGGGAACACTGCTCTACTGCTGAGTGGTGGCCCCAATTCCGTCGCCGTGAGACCAAAGTACTTGACGGTGTTACAGGACAAGTCACCACTGACTTCACTCACCTGAAGCAGTGGGATGACATTCAACACGTGTTTGCTTCCAGCAGCAACAGGCCATTGCCTCAACTTCCTGCTGGATACAATGCATCAGGCATGATAGGCACTGCGGCTCGCTTCATTGAGGCTTCTGGAGACGCAAAACTGTTCATTGTCTACCCGCTCACATCACTTGACAGTGTGCATGTAGTCGGTAGGACACGGCGCACAAGTGAACATGCACTCACTGATCAGGTGAACTTCGATCACTTGGCACTTGTGCACTTCGCAGCATGGTCATACTTCATTGATGATCAGAGCAATCCTGCTGCTGCTGCAAAGCACGAAGCACTATTCAATCAGAGGATGAAAACACTCAAGAACCAGATGAGCAATCATGCTGTGTTGCTTGATCCTCGATCCATCTCGATACCTGATAGGTGGTTCTAGTGTTGCAACTGCCTCCCATCTCACGTGTCTCGCAAAGGGCACTACAAACTAGCACCTTGCGAGGCTTCGAGGGTGGTTGGAATGTTGTAGATGATGACCTGAACCTCAACTACAAGTACGCAACGAGGCTAGTGAACTGCTATCCTGACGCTGACGGCACTATTCAAGTGCGTCGTGGTGTCGAGTTGTTCGCTAGTACTGCTGCTGTACTCACTGCACCTGCTGCATTGATCAATGTTGAGTACTTCATCGACAGTATCATCGGAGTTGCAGCAAATGGTGAAATCGTTCGTGTATTGGGTGATGGCTCAGTCCAACTTATCTTTAGTAATGCGATCGCTGCACTTCTCCCAGGTGCACCAACTGGCTGGTCTGCAACAGAGTTCGTATCGTTTGCTAAGTTCAACAACAAGCTGATCCTGTGCAACGGTATTGACAAGCCGCTAATCATTGATGATCAGTTCATTGTTGAGTACTTGCAGGATGAGGCTACTGGCACCAACATCAATGTGCCCATCTGCAAGTATGTCACTGCGATCAACCGCTATCTCGTCATGGCAGGTGATCCTCTAGAGCTTGACCGTGTGCATATCAGTGCCAAGGATGCGCCCGGCACCTGGTTCGGTGATCCTCCTCCCAATGATGCAACACGTGTTGACGTTGGCTCCGTGCTTGGTAGCTCCACAATCATCCGTGGCATTGCTCCGTTCCGTGGTAAGCTGCTCGTGTTCTTTGCTGAAGGTATCGTGTTCGGTACACTTGGCAACTACGACGAGAATGGCAACCACGCTCCTAACTTTGATGACGGGATAGAGGGATATGGTTCTATATCTCATCGTGCAGTGGTCACTTATGGTGACGACAGCTTGTTTATGGACTTGGAGGGCGTTGCTTCCATCAAAAGAACGGTACTTTCTACTAGCTTCCGGCCTTCTAGGATCAGTGACCTTGTTGATCCTGAGATACAAGCAACTCTCAGCACTCTGCCCTACAGCACTCTAGAAGATAGAGTGTTCGCAGTACACAACAAGCGTGACGCTCAGTTCCTCTTGTTTGTGCCTAATGCTGGTACTGTGGAGTTGACCACCGAGACACGTGTGTTTGTGTTCAACAAGCTGAGTGATAATCAGGAAGCATGGGCTGAGTTCAGGGGATGGAACTTCACTTGTGGTGTGCGCTCACTGCAAGGAGAACTGTTCTTTGGGGATGCCAGTGGCAACTTGTGGCTGTACACAGGTGAAAACGACTTTGTAAACAAGAAAGTCACTCCAGTTGTCACTGGCACACCAATCGAGATTGATTGGGAAACTCCGTGGCTCGACTTCAGTGACCGTGCTAACTCGAAGCACAGCAAGTACATCTCGTTCGATACGAGGGGTGAGAGTGAGTTCACTGTCACTATGTATGTGGATGAACTGAGAGGTAGTGATGGAGACTTTGAACCTGCGCTTAGTACGCGCTTCAGTGCCGGAGAGCAGGGCCAGTTTGGTTCTGGTCCGCAACCATATGGTGGAGGCCGTAATACGTCTAGAAAGAGGCTATATGCCTGGCCCTGTAAGTTCCAGATCGCCAAGTTCAGGTTCACAGGACAAGCTAGTGAAGGACTAGCATTCGTCGCGATGACATTGCATTACCTCAAGGGAGGGATTAGTCGGTGACTATTGCTAGTACAACCTCTAAAGGGTTGAAGCTGATCGACTTCGACAGTGACAACTGGTTTCAGGATGAGTGGGACAATTGGACACTGATTGATGCGCTATTGAGTGCGTCTCTCGGTGACACTCCGTTTGCTGTTGCTGGTGGCACTGCCTCTGCGATCACGTTGGACTACTCACCTAATCGCACACTGGCGAACGGCCTCACGATTGTGTTCCGTGCCACCAATGCAACGACTGGTGCAACCACTGTAGATGTAGATGGTACTGGTGCCAAGCCGTTACTGTTGTTTGGTACTGCAATGACTGCTGGAGCGATCCAGTCAGGCGACGTTGTACGTGCAGTGTATGACGGTGCCAACTTCAATGTGATCGAGCCCATTCGTCGGTTCAGCAATCTCACTAACGTTGGCAACTTGATCATCTCACTGTTGCTCACTGGTGGGTTGAAGATCACTGGCCCCAACACTACTACTCAGGTTGTACACTTCGGTGATCCAGAAGATGACGATGCAGGTGGTATTGAGTACAACCACGCAACTAACGAGTTCACTGTACGTGTCAACGGTGCACCAATCGCCTTGTTTAACAATGGCGGTTTCAGGTCACTGAATGACATCAAGATGGACCTTGCTGGTTCAACTGACTTTGTGATCGAGGAACATACCACTCCCGGTTTTGTTCGCCTTGGTCCTGTCGGTGCAGCTACTGGTCTGCTAATCGACACTGCTACTGGCAACGCTGCTTTCACTGGTACGGTCACTAGCAATCTAACAGGTAACGTAAGTGGCACTGCGGCTAACGTCACAGGCATTGTAGCTCTAGCAAACGGAGGTACTGGTGCATCGACGGCTGCTACTGCGCGTACTAATCTGGGCCTTGGTGCTCTTGCCACTCTTGGTAGCGTTAATGATGCTAACTGGAGTGGTGCCGACCTCGCTATTACTAACGGCGGTACAGGTGCGTCTAGTGCGTCGGCTGCTGCGGCTGCATTAGGAGTGCTAGAACTTACTGGTGGTACTGTCACTGGCAACATCACTCGCAGTGATAAGGGTATTCATCCTTACTTCAATGATGCTGCAATGAGCAGTGGCAAGATTTACTTTCAGGCATCGGGTGCTGATCCAACGAGCGGCCCCGGTGATATCGTGTTTGAATGGTAGGCATTCGTCTCAGAGATGCGACTGGTACGCTACGTACTGTGGCGCGTATCCGTGTGCGTGATGCTACTAACACGTTGAGGACAATCCAACGCATTCGGATCAGGGATGCTACGAATACACTGCGTACAGTATACCAGTACATGAATGCTAGTGCATCACCCAACACTGCATCAGGTAGTGGTAGTGGTGCTGCAAGTTCAGGGCTAGTAACTACTACAGGAACGACAACTGCAACGCCTAGTGGTGGCACTGCACCATATACGTATGCATGGACACGTGTATCAGGTGACATCACTATTAGTATCAACTCGCCTAGTGCGGCAACAACTTCGTTCACTGCTTCTGTGGCTGATGGTGTGCCAAAGGAAGCCGCGTTCAAGTGCACAATCACCGACGCTAATGGAACAATCGTCGAAACGAATGAAGTTAGTGTCTACCTTGAGTGGTTCGATACAAGGTGATAAATGACAACACCCACGCTTGTAACAGTAGACACCTTTCTTGGGCCAGCAGGAGGGGAAATGGCACTCGCTTTCGCAGCGGGCTGTCTGGCTGGCTATACGTTCTTTATGAGAACTCTGTACAAGGTACTCAAGGAACAAAAGGACAAGGACGACGGAGACTGTGCCAAGAGGATTGAGAAGCTAGAAGGTGAGAACGCAGAACTAGAACGACGCATTGCTGTGTTAGAAGATCGCTTGTACAATGGTATGAGCAGGCAGCAAGCACAGATGCGAGACAGTGGCTTCGAGATACTTGGCCGTGACAAACTGGTGAGAGGACAAGAGGACGATGAGCTTTGAACTAGGCAAGCGATCACTACAACGTCTTGAGGGCGTACATCCTCATCTTGTACGTGTAGTGAAACGAGCAATCGGGTGCAGTCATATCGACTTCACTGTACTTGAAGGGCTGCGTACCCTGCAACGACAGAAGCGATTGATGGCCGAAGGTGCTACTAGGACGATGAACTCTCGTCACCTTACTGGTCATGCAGTTGATATTGCACCAATGATCGGTGGCACTATCCGTTGGGATTGGCCGTTGTACCACGAGCTTGCACCAATCATCAAGAAGGCTGCCGCTGATCTAGAGATACCAATTACTTGGGGAGGTGATTGGAAGTCGTTCAAGGATGGTCCCCATTGGGAACTTCCACACAAACAATATCCCCGATAGGAGGACAACATGGCAAATGTAATTCCTGACATCACGCCGCCTGTTGAAGAGAGGCCAATTGTCGTGTCTGGCAGTGCTATTCCTGAGCAGCTTGCACAGGCTATTCGCACTGCACTGATCGCAATTGCTGGTTACATGGCTGGTAAGGGTTGGCTTGATGAAGAACTTGCCAGTGCAATCCTTCCTGTGGTCCTGCTTCTTGTTCCCTTTGTGTGGGGACAGATCACTGCGAAGCGTAACAACGCTGTCAAGCAAACGCTTGCTGACAAACTCCCCGATCAAATCGCACAGGTGAAGTGATGAACATTGGTAAGATCGCTAAGGCTCTGATGACTGTGTTTGCAGTGTACAAAGCCAATGAGGAAGAACTCAAGCCTATTGTGAATGCTGCAAAGAAGGTTGTTAAGAAGAAGAAGAACAAACCAACTCAACCGCAGCTTTGAAAAAGGCGCTTGACATAGGTTAGGGTGAGGGTATACTGGCGCATCGCCTCCTGCCCTCTCCCTAACAGGGTCACGAACGGGGTCACGTATGAGCCGCAAGACGAAAAGTCTACTAGCGCAGCAGGAAGCAAGTCTCAAGTCGTACTTTGCTGATCTATTGAAGCAGCAAGCACCGACTGTTGCACCTCCTGTAGCAGCACCTGCACCAGCGCCAGTAGACAATACTGCGGCACTTGCAGTTGCACGTTCGGCTGCTAGAGCTAATGCAGAGGCTGCAATCAGACAGCGTGGACTGAACCCTGTTGAGTACGCACCACTCATTGATGCGGAATTGTCTCGTCTTGATGTTGGAGTAAACGCTCAGAGTGATCCTAAGACAGCTTTTGCTGCGAACATAGCAGATGCTGTGCTCGGAGGTGAGCAGAATAGGCAGAGACAGCAATTCCTCCAGCAAGCGGACAAGACCTTTGGGACAGACTACGGAAACAAGGCTATCACGAGTTCATTGCTCGACGATACCATCTCCTCTATTCTTTCTGAGCAACGTGCTGGTGCCGAACAGTACCTCGAAAGGGGTAAAGCACGTGGTATTATCAACGATATTGGATATGGTGCCGGTCGTTCCGCTATTGATAATTCAACTAGCGTTGGACGTTCAAGGCTATCTTCTCTGGCTGGTGATACTCTCAATAAGTATCGGAGTGAGGCCAACACGGTACGTGATCAGGCGTATGGTGCGGCTTCTGGCTTTCAATTGGGACAGAACTTCTCCCTTGATCCATACATACAGCGTGGAGAAGAAGTCAGAAGTCGAGCAGCCAATCTTGCAGATGACGACTTGCGAGCCTCACTCGGTGGCACCAATTTCTTTGACCTATCATCAATCACTCAGAGAGCAGGTCAAGCACAAGGCGCTATGAACTTGCGTGACGCAGACGTAGCTACTGCATTGCGTGAACGTAGGCGCACCAACTCACTTGGTAGAGGGCTTGGCTCTCAAGGAGCGTTCTAATGAGCCTAATCGGTAGCGTCATTGGCGGTGTAATGGGGCTGAAGGCCGACAGGGCCAAGAACAAACGCGCCAAGGAAGAACTAGCCCTACAGAAGCAGCTTGCTGGTCAACAGATTGACTTGAGCAAGTACATTCAGGGCTTGTCTCAGCAACTCATGTCACAAGGTAGTGGCATGGTTGATCCTTATGGTGGTAGTACCACGTATGATCCCGTTAGTAAGCGTTGGATCAGTACGATGGGTGTTGTTCCTGCATCACTTCAGGCTGCTGCTGATACAGAAGAGGCGCAACGTCTCACTGTTGATCAAGCGATGCGCCGTCGTGCATTGCAGGACTTAGAAACTCGTCGCAGTGCTGCATCTGGTGAGGCTGGTACTAGTCTCGATGCAATGGCACGCTTTCGTCAGGGGATTGGTGCAGTTGATCCTGCTGCCATCTCGTCTCAGATTAGACTTGATAGGCAGGGAGCAATCAATGCAGGATATGATGACGCAGAAAGAGCAGCAACCAAACTCCAACTCAGGACTGGCTCTAGTGCAGTTGGTGATGCTCTTGGCAGTCTTGCGCGTGATAGGGTTCGTGCACAAGCCTCGATTGGCTCTCCAGAGATTGAAGGTCTACAGCTTGCAGAAGGTATCAACCAAGGGCGCTCGCAGAACCTAGCTGGACTGTACAACATGTTCAGTGGACAAGCTGACAAGATGTACGATGCACCATTCTCACCCGCACCATATGCTGAACTTGCTGCTTCACGAGGGCAGGATGCACAGAAACTGGACCTGTCTCGTTATGAAGTCGGTATGGGTGGTAGCGGTACTGCTGCTGCTGGTATTGGTAGTGCTGCGGCTGGTATAAGGCAGGGCTATCAGCTTAGTGAAGCCAATCGCATTCATGCGCCCGGTGCTAAGTTCGTCGGTGCACTAGACAAGTCATTGGATGAAGCGGTCAAGCGTTTCATGATGGGAGGTTAGTCTGTGGCAAGGCCGATCAAGCAGAACGCTGACAAAGCTCTGCAAAGGCAGTTGAGTGGTGACTACGGCATCAACACTAAGTTCGATGCTGTAGCTCCACAGGCTGCAATGTATGGTGTATTCGCTCCGCAGTATGCTGCATCACTCGCTGCTAGTACTGGTGCTGCTGGTGCTGACATCTTGAACCAAGGCACGTTGCAGATGCGTGCTGACAATGAAGCTGCTGAGTATGCTCGACAGCTTGCTGCTACTCGTGCTGCACAATTGCAGGGACAACAGCAAGAGATTTACGGAGCATTGCAGGGCAAGATCATTGACAGGGAACCGGAGGGCATGATTGGTATGCGCTCTGTTCGTATGGGACCGAATGGCCCTGAAGTCATCAATGATCCGTTATTGCAGATGACCAGCAACGCACAGGTAGTGAATGAAGCAGAGGCTGAGAAGAGGCTTACCAATGCACAAGCGAATGCCGCTAACTACAGTGCTGGTCTGAAGGTCGATCCCAACGTTGCAGCACAGCGTGACACTCACATCTTGCAGCCTGATCAAGACCCTGCATATGGATTGTTCAACCCACAAGGTACGACTGCACGTGATGAAGCCTATGCTTATGGTATGTCGCAGGGTCTGACTGATGAGCAGCAGTTTGAGATGCAGAGGCTCAAGAACCAAGCTCGTGCACAGGGACTAGATGAGACTGAATACACTATCGACTTGAACCCTGTCACCAATGAACCGTTCTTGAAGATCAAGGGTGGTCAAGATGTCTATGGCATGTGGCAGAACATGCGTAATGGCAACGGTCCACCCGCTCCTCCAAACCCTAAAGCCGGTGCACAAGGTGGCGGTGCACCAGCTAAACCAGCCACCGATGCAAGGCCGATTAACAACGCAAACATAGTCGCTGCATCGTTGTTCCCTGGCATTCAGATTACTGAACACAGACGCGATCCGAACAGCGCACTAGGCAGAGCTAATCCTGGATCGTGGCACAACAAGAGTGGTGCTGCGATCGACAGTAAAGCTGTGCCGGGTATGACGTTCGAGCAGTATGTGGATAAGTACAAGAAGGCTGGTTACGAGATACTCGAAGCCATTGATGAGTACAAACATCCTAGCAAGCACTCGACCGGCAAACACTGGCATGTGGTACTAGGACAGCGTAACAACAATGTGCAGACACCACAAGGACAACCAACACGTGTTAGCAATCTACAGTTGATCGCAACGCGAGCGAAGCAGAACGGTGACAAGATCAGTTGGGATGGTGAGACACTGATTGTTACTCGTCCCAACGGAGCAAGTAGGCGATTTGGTCCATGAGTGAAGTAGGCAGGGTACTAGCTGCACGTCGCAAGAGGGAACCCACCTTCTGGGAACGTGTGCAGTCTGGACGTAACCAGGTTGTGCGTGGCGTCAAGCAAGCTATTGCAGGGCCGCTAGACCTGATTGCTCCTACATCACCAACGTCTAATGTGCCCGCTGTTGTGCATGCTGTCCCTGCACTTGTTGGCTTGGTTAGTACCCTAGCAGGTCGCAAGGCACCCACAGTATTGGGTGTAGATACTGGTGCATCTCTAAAGAAGATGAAGTATGCATCGGATCATACTAACAGATATCTTCGCACGACCGCACCACAGAATGCACTAGAGGCAGGTATTCGTGCAGCAACCAGCATGATTGTGCCTGGTCCGAAGGGGTTGGGTATTGCTAAGGCTGCACCAACTGCATCACGTGCCGAGAAGATTGCACGTGGAACTGCTCGTGTCGCTGGTGAAATACTCGTCCCACTGCGACAGACGTCAATGGGAACTGCTACCAAGATTGGTGGCACTCTTGCAGTTGGCATCAACGAAGGTGTTGATGCATTGCAGACGCAGGGTAGTGCTAAGGACGTTGAGTACAATAGCATTGGTGAAGCTGTCGTCGGCACGAATACTCCTGACGGTGGAGTGAGTGATGATGACTACTTCAACAGTCTAGCTGCACCTGAGCCTGAGCCTGCACAACTCACTGATGATGAGTACTTCAACTCTCTACAAGCTCCTGTGGTCGATCCCAAGGAGATTGATGTAGCAGAAGAGGATGAGAAACAAACTGGTTGGGTCAA